GGGTCAAATGAGCAAATTGCAAATTTAATTATTATAACAAAAGATCGTTTAAATCCTTATAATCTTGAAAAACATAAAGAATTACTAATTAAAGAATTAAAAGAACGAGATTATTCGGATGATATAATCAATGAATGGTTATCATATCTTGACGAATAAATAATTTAAAAGAGAATACTAATTAGTATTCTTAAGAGTAGATTGGATATGTATTAATTTGTTAAAGTATTCCTTAAAGTCTTTAAGGGTTTTAAAATTTATTTCCTACGAAATTAGGAGTTAAAGTTACGGTAGACTACCCACAACAACTATCCTTCATTTTAAAACTATCTTTCAAAATAAAACCAAGTAAAATATATACTTTTTAGTCTTTTTTGTTGTTCGCGGGTACTCTACCCGAGTATATGGTTTACAAGTTTCTATAGGAGTTTTTCGCGCTTTTTAGCATCAAAGATGGCTTTTGAACTCCGCGACTACCAAAAAGAAGATATTGAAGCAATTGAAGACGATTTCCTGGAAAAAATTGATAATGACAAATACCAGAAAGCAGTTGTTGATTCTATCATGGGTACGGGAAAGACAAATTTGATGATCTACTGGTCTCACATGTTGGCTGAACATGGTCTTTCTTTGATAGTTGTCGTTGCCCCCACTCTCGCAATTCTTACACAAACTGCCGAGCGATATTTAAAATTCTACCCTGAAAACTTTTCGTACCTTTTCTTCGCATCATCGACAATTCCGGGAATAAAACGCACAACTTCCGCGGATGTGAGTGATTTTGTCAACGGGGTTTTTGACGAAGATGGAAAAGTGATCATTTTTACTACTTACATTTCATTTCCAAATCTTCTTCTGTTTATCAAGCCAGAGTACGTATTTTTTGACGAGTTCCACAGATTCAAAGATTATAATTTGATTGAAGATGATATTCATTATCTCGGTCTTTCTGCAACTCCTCCATTTTCCCCCTTCAATACAATTGTTAGGAGATCTTTATCATGGGCGATTGAGTCTGGAATTCTTTGTGACTACGTTCTCAACCTTATCGTCTATGAACAAGAAAAAACAGCCGTTGAACTTGTTGATTTTCTCATGCGGCAAGGAGACTGCAAAAAATTACTTGTGATAAATCGTTACCAAGCGGTCGCAACCGATATTGCTGAAAGTCTTGATGGAGAATACGCGGTTGAAGCTGTGATTTCAAAAGATTCATACACTAGTCGGAGGACAAAGGAAAATCGGGTTGAAAAGGCAGAGAAGGGAGTTCTCAGTTCTGTCAATATTTATAAAGAAGGTAGCGATAAACCATGGCTTGATGGTCTGCTATACACAGTAAAACCAGGTTCACATCAAAATATGATTCAATCATTCGGGCGAGTACTGCGAAAACATGAAGGAAAAGAAAAAGCGAATGTCTATTTCGCCTGCAATGTCGCCAAACTTCAAGATATGCTAAAATACCTGCGAAAGTTTGTTTCGGCGTTGAAAATGTATGATAATGAGCGTCGAATTCCATTTATGATTCTCGCAGATAATTCCGTAAATGATGTTCAGTACCAAAATGTCATTCAAAGTATTGATGACATCGTAAAAGTTAGGTAGGGAAGTTATCGAGAGATTGAGACCGTTGTAAATTAGACGAATACGTCTAATTTTTTGATTAATTTCTATTTTTTTAACGAAGGGTACATGCTTCGTCATGAACGCATACGATTCCCCGTTTTTGCTTCCGCTGTATGCTTTCCAAGACCGTAGATAAGTTCCTCCTCTCCGACACGAAGAACTTCTACAATTTTTGCCACGTTTTGAATCAAAAACAGATCATCGAAGTCGGTTTTATCGGCGGGTTGCACTTTCAACAATCGACGTCGGAGAGATGGTTCGATGAAGAGTTCGTTAGCGAGAAAATGTTGTACGGCCGTGTAATAATCAGGAAAAGATACGTACATGTTCTTTTTCGTCTGAGAAGTTAGGATAAAATACGTAATACCCGGATTCGATCGCTTAAAGAGTTCTTTAATCTTATAACCCGTCGCTTCGCCAAGTCTTGCGATTCCTTGGTGGTAAATCAAAAAAGATTCACCGTTCCCGTCCTGAAATGTAATAAACTTTGGCGGATTATAAAACCCTTTAATACCATTAAAATAATGAAAACTATATTCAAGTTGACATTTTTCAACAAATTGCGGTTCTTGTTTGTGATAGTGGATTTGAATATTGTTAATATCCGCATATTTTAGCTCGGAAACAGATCGCAACGGACTTTGGAGATTCATTTTCTTTTCTTCCGGGTCTTCAAAAAAATATCGGGGGAATATCGAATAGTTTTATCAAAAACCTACATGTTGGGTAGAGTACCCAATCAACCGTCCTGATCGAAAGTTTTGCAGCCTTATCAGCAAAACTTTCGATCCAAATAATTCTTTTAGCTTCAAATTTTTCCAAATCTTGCCTAGATATTCCTGATGTGTATGTGAACTTTTCGCTTTACAGTTTACACAGAGAAGAAATAGGAACAATATTTACATATATAAAATATTGTTCCTATTTCTTCTCTGATATCTTGTGAGCACGAACTGCAATTTTTGGATTCCATTTTAAAAGTTTATTAAATTAATAAAAGAAATCTCTGGGTAGTAAATCTACCTTAAAGGAGGCTTGCTTTACTTAAAAAGATTAAATAATCGTAAAGAGTTATTAAAAAATGGTGGTATTTTTCCGCCATGGCAAGAAAAGCTATTTAAATGGCAAAACTCCCCCAAAACTGGGGCTATCCCCATGGGATCCTCCGATTGTTCATCCGGAATTGGTCGTCGAGTCGGCTAAAACACTACCTCTTATTACCAGAATGATTGTTTCGCCATATCTTAGATGTCGACAGACAGCAACGTTAATTCTCAATACACTTAAACAACGTTACGGAAACAATATTCAGGTAATTTATGAGCCTTTGATTCGAGAATATCTTGGTCAATGGGGACATCGAAATGTTTATGTTGATAAAGAAACTTTAGACCTGATGCAAGGTACAAAACTTGTAGAAACTGTTCATGAGTATCAAATGAGAGCCGATGAATTTTATCTAAAATACGAGTTAAAAGAAACAGATTGTGTTGTGACGCACAGTATGCTTGTTGCCCATCTTACAAGAAAGTTTTACAATGGAAAAATTGATCTCCATCAAGGAAAATGTGTAATTCTCACAACTCCCTGTTATCTCATTTTCAACGCTGAAAACTTTTTGAAAAATTGGAAGGATCAGATTGGAGAGATTGATTCAGATTTTGCTCTCAGGGATTTGAAAAAAAATGGAATGATTTATCTCAGTGATAGTAATTTTACATATGAATCTCCCGAACTTTCTTATTCTTATGTCAAACGTGTGACTAAAGAAAAAGATATTATTATCAATCTCCAAGAAAAATATGGAAAAACAAAAAATATTACCATTTTTAAGATATTTGATGATGGAGATCTAGATGATATTTGTTTTAAAGTTATTAAAGCTTTTAAGATGTTTGAATATGAACTTGTAGATGAATTGAAATCTATTATGTCATTTACAATTAGGGATAGAGTGATGAATGTCGATGAAGAAAGTGGCGAAGAAAGTGAAGATGATTTGCTTGACTCAGAACAATAATTATTGTTCAATTTTTATCATCTCCCAATATTAATTAATATTGGGATTAAGTTATTTCTATTCTTCTTCATCACTCTTTTCTTCTTTTTCTTCGTCACTTTCTGCTTCATCTAGTTTTTTCTTCGCGTCCTTTTTGATTGCGATCCCAACATACTTATCCCCTTCATGAATTAATCCTTTTGCACGCATTTCTTCTAAGAAGATATTGCGAGGCGGGAATTTTTTACTGAATTGTATGTTAAACCAGATTTTAAAATCGGAATAAAGCTGGGCGACGCTAACCTTTGCATTCGTATCAATAGTTTTACCATCAGATTTATAAGCGATAACGATCCTTTCATCATAATAGTTAAGATAAAGATCAGTTAGTTGTCGATATCTCTTCGTTTCCTCGATAATTGCTGCGCAATCTGGTAATCTTTTTGGTTTGTTATTCCAATAGAATTTCCAACCATGCACCAACATCGAAAAATAGATTTCTGCCCATTCGGGAAGTCGATTTGTCATAAAATCATCATCAAGTTTAAATTGGCTCTTTTCCCATTGTTCTTTGAAATTGGTTGGAGCGCTTTCTATCCATTTGGAACTATATTTAACAACCTTTAATCTCTTCTCCCACAAAGCGCCAACTGAACCACCTTCTGCAATAGGAGGTAGCTTATTTAGAATTAGCTCGGTTTTCGGCATTAAGGAAAACCCCACGATATCGTCGGCAAATTGGTGTCCATCCCGAATGGAGCCAAAATTATCGCCGCCAGACATCTTCCTCAACGCGCCGCCTTGCAAGGGGCATTTTCCATCGAGTTCTAGGTAAACAACGATTCGCTTACCCCTAAGTAGGATCTTTTCGGGTTCTGGGCCACTTGCATTGGCCCTTACGTCGGCCAGAATACTTTCATTTTTCCCACATAAATAATAATCGCCAAAAGCCAATTCTTTTAATCGAATATGCCCGGATTTCGAGTTATCACCGCCACCAATACCCATAAAAATATTCTTGTCGATAGTTCCACCCCGTAACAGGCTAATATCGTGCAAACGAACCCATCGTCTCAGAGACGGATCGGGGAATAGTTGTGCAAAATACACACGAACATGTTTCACACGAACATCTTTCTTTAATTTATCAAGAGGTATATAGTTAATTCGTGTACTGAGGGTTATATAATCTTCCGGTAACCCTTTTCGATGATATATTTTATCCTCCACTATATGTAATATACCATTTTTCATACCAAGTAGATTTGGATTCTCATCTCGAAACTTATTAAATGAAGGATCAACATATCTTTCCATTAATTCATTTTTAAGCTTATTTTTATAGGTATCATTGAGACATTTTCCTATTAGTGTATTAATCGCGGCTTCGCATTTTGCATTTTCTTTAATCTTTTCCTTATCTTTTTCGGCGGAAAAAACCTTGTTAACTAATAATTTTTTAGTAGCCTCTAATCTTCCGCGAAAAGGACCGGAAATATATTTTCTCACCTGTAAACCTTGTTTATCAACCCACCATTTATGATCTTGATAATATAACCATGCTTTCTTACTTGGATCATAGATGAAATTTCCCTGATAATGATGAACAAATAGATCTGCAATATATGAATCTAGAAGACTAACTGCCAAACCCATTTTAACCTTTGAAGTTTCAATGATATGTTGGCGGTATTTTTCCTTGTTAAGCGAATAGGCCAAAAAATGTAGAGATTTAATTGTATAATGACAATTTTGACATGTTCGGAAACTATGCCAAATCTTTTTATATGGATCTTGAATATCATCTTTTGCAAAATCTGGATTTTCATTAGGGCGACGTGAGAACAATTCTTCCATTGTTTCTAGCTCATCTTCTTCCATGGTACTACCACCCGTGTAAGTCTTCGAAAATGTCGAAAAAGATGATGTGCGACTAGCATTTTCACTTTTTTCACTCTTTCCGTCTTCATCATCGTCATCTTCATTAAAATCTTGACGACGACTCGATTCTTCGCTATTAATTTCGCAAACAGATTTCCAAACATCAAATCCTTCATCCGAGCCCCGTGATGTATGCCAACAAATTCTACCGATAATTGAGAGATATGGTTCATGTTTAATAAGTTTCGATGAAACTAATTTACAAAGGTCAACGATTTCCTGAAGAGCGACTTCTCTGTTTTCTTCAACGGGTTTTTCATCCTGTTCAGTTTCCGATGTATTGACGCCACGTTTCAAAAATAACACATCTTTCGAAAATGTAATTGAAAGGAAAAATGGAAGCCAATAATCGACTGAATGGGTAGCTCCCGCTTCAGAAACTCGTGAAACTACCGAAGGTGTTGATAACATCGATACAAAAGAATCTCTAGATGCCGATCTTAAATCTAATTTTTCCTCTTTCTTTTTGGTATCATATCCGCTGCGCGTCGAAAATGTATCATTGGTAGATTCAGACATACCATCTTTGAATATATTCTTTGAAACAAGATTTGACTGAACCAATTGGGAATCTTTTCGATGAAAAACATCCTTAAATGCTAATTCATCTTGATCTTCAAAGATATCTTCTTTTGATAATTCACCATAAAAACGATCAAATGTAAATTTATTGCCACTTTTTGGATAAATAGAACCATAAATGGGATAACTCGTATCGAATATATTCTCATAATAGTTATTAACTGGTTGAGAATGTAAATGTTCTGTCGGATTTTCTGCAAGAATGGCATTAACAATACTTTTACTCATACTTTTATCTCTGACATCAACATCAATTTGAAAAAGAGGAAATTGAAGAAGAAGATAATGTTCTAATTCATTTTTCATACATGACGAAACCGCACATAACATCTGTTTCGATGAAATATTGAGATTTCCTCTAAAACTTTTCTGGAAAGCGTAAATTAGACTGCGGATAAACGACGAAGGTAGTGGTGTTTCTTCTTCGTCTGAATATTGTAGATGGAAAATAGCGCTAATATTTGATTTATCCTTAACAATTTCACTTAAAGAAAATTTTGTTCCATTTGAAGCTAACTCGCAGACGTTCAACCAAAAGCTGGCTATATCAGCATCTGGGATTTTATATTGTTCTTTCTTTAACTGGTTTGTAACAGAGCCGTTAGTCTCAACTCTCTTACTTCTTAACCATACGTCCATTCTGGAATTTGTGTTAATGAGATACGTTTAATATTTTAATAGATTTGAAGGCAATCTTGATAAAATAAAGTTGGGAATATCTTTTAGGTTAATTGTATATGGAACACGTATTAAATAAATACCTAATCGTGAACATAAACTGGCTTTAAACTCATCTCGTCGTCGTTGTTCTATAAAATCATCATAATTTTTATGGAAAAATTGTACATGCTCATAATGAGCTTGTCCCTGATACTCAACGGCAAGACGTAAAGAACCTTCATAACAATCTAATTCTAATGCTTTATCCGTTTCTGGGTTGATTAGAAAATGAGGTCGACAACTTTGAAAAGGTAATTTAAAGTAATTTTGTAAAAATTCACGACAGATCTTTTCTCCCTTACTTCCGCGACCAATAAACGGTTTTTGGCATTTGTAAAATTCCTCAAGACCATTTTCAGAAAAATCGGAAACTTGGTCAGATTTGAGAGAGGTTGAGTTTTCAGATTCGGGCTCAGGAATTTTTTTAACGTCGATAATTTCCTGAAATTTTAAACCTTTGAATTTTGCTAGCTGCTTAGAACCAAAAATATAATTTAATACTAGTATAATTATAACAATAATTATAATTAAGACGATTATCCAGAACCAAGACATTTTCTTAAACTGATAACTTTAGATTGATAATTTTAGATGTATAATTAGATCACTTTTAGAAAAAGATATTAATTTTTTATAAGTACATTGATTAATGTACTTTGTAGATTTGCTTCGTTAATCTTCTTCGTTAATAAAATCTGGATTCATATTCTGTTCCCGTAGTTGAATATCTGTCCAGGTGGCCACGACATCAGTATCTTCATCCAAAAGAATAGGATCCATTCCATCAAGATTGCCTGTCTGAATTCTATACCAAATGAGATATCTGAATACTTCCCATACTTGAGTTTTTAACAAAATACCATCTGTAATTTTCCGGAAATTTTCCGGATTAATATCTTTCCCCTCGTAATGAAAAACTGTATTAACTTTTAAAGCTAAAGCTAAAAGAACTGCATTCTTACCGCTAAGAATATTTGGATCTTTAGCAACAAGATTGTTTACCGCGATAACATGAGTGTCAATATCTACTATATCTATTTGTGCAAGAGCTTTTTTAAGCTTACCACCCATGGGGTCTCTAACAACAATCGGCTTAGATGCCATCCTTTCACAAGACAGGAATTACTTTAGAAAGTAAATATAATGATAAAGGGATGGTGTCAAGTCTGCCCTAAAAAAGGCTTTGGTCAGAGTTTTTCATAAAGCAAAATTTAAAAATGACGGAAATATATGAAGATTGCGATGCTGGTATTCAGGAAGGAAGTCAATTATTTAAAATAGATGGAACTGTTTTAAATATCAAACCAAAAAATGGTATAAAGTTTACACTTGAAGAATTAAAAACTTTTGTTAATGGTAATATCGAAATGTATCCTTTCAATGATGAATATATTTTTATACTCAATGAAGAAGGATTAATTAAGAAAATGCGTGTGAATATAACTTTAAAGTTGTTGACCGGAAAAACTTTCTTTGGTGATGTGATTCTATGTTTGCAAAGTGAAATTGAATGAAAAGAACATCAATTGATGTTCTTTTTATATCGTTTTCTTTTATCATTTTCGCCTAAATACGCTTCGCGATGAACTCCATTCGTTTCTCGTAACGGCGGACAAGTTGGTAAAGTTCATTACCGTCGAGATGTGGTTCGTTTGCATTGTTGGACATGATCACGTAACTAATCTTTTCCTTCATATCGCCTCGAGAATATCCGTACGATCGGTTAATGACACGTTGCTCAGAAAGTTCTAGTTTACAACGTCCGGCGAGATTCGCGACATGCTGATCATGGACAAATTGCGGCAATTTACTAATAATACCGTTTTCTCCCCAGTACTTCTCGTAGAAATTGCCAGCATCTTCGCGTTGACCTTGCGGTGCAAGTTGTGAGACGATCTTGAGAACATTCCGAATCTTTTCGTTTGCGGTCTTGGCTTCGCCGATCAGAATCGGCCAGCGCTTCTGGTACTCTTTTGTGGATAGGAATCGAACGTTTGACAGTTCAAAGCAGCGTTGGGAAAGAATGGTGTGATGGGGAAGAATTCGTCGGCGCCAGACTGTCGACAGCGGATGGTATGTTTCAACTGTTCCATTATTGTCGAAGTTGCCGAGGACAAAATCTCCAGCGATGTAATCCAAACCAAACTTTGCACTCAGTTCTGCAGGGTCGTTGACAATCTTTTTGATATCACTCCAACCTCCAAAATTGACAGTTGAATTTTCAACGTTTGAATCCCACAGAATCAGACCGTAATCTTGTTCGGTCGAAGAGTAATCCTTTGAGTTGAGATAAAACATATAGTATCCGGGAATTTCATCGTACGTATTCTCTTCGAGGAAAAGCGTCTCCACTGGGAATCCCCCAGCCTCAAGATAGGATTCGTAGAAACTGTTCTTCGGCTTGTAGAGAGTCCAGTCATCGGTTGTTATTTGCTTTCCGGCATTGATCATTTGCGAGGACGAGAAAAAGATTTCACCGCGATACTTCCAAATTCGGACAATTGGACAGTTCGGATGGTGGAAAATTGTTCCGGCACATGTCACTGTTGGCCCGTCGACGCTGTTAAATTTAAGATATGTTCCAAGAAGTT